ACGACATGGAAGCGGGCGGGATAGCTCGACGCATACCAGGCGGTCGCCAACACGAAGACCTCACCGCCGCCCTGGTAGTCCCAGAACAGTTGCTTGGCGAACTCCTCCCACGACGAGTACAGATCGGGATCGGGGTTGTTGAGCCAGTCGGCATTGAGCGACGGCGAGGCGTTGACGAGATAGGGCGGCATCGTCGACAGGATCGACGTGTTGGAGTCGAGGCAGGTCCACGCCGTGTCGGTGAGCAGCGAGACTCGCCCCATCCAATTCGGCGTCTGCCACTCGGCCGGCCAACCGGACCAGGCCGAGGGCCGGATGATCGGCGGCAACCTGCCACCACTGCCGAGGTCCTCGATGACGACGCCATGAGGGTCGCCGGGGATGACCGTGTCGATGACGCCCACCGTGCCCGGATCGGATGCCGGCGGGTAGGTGTCGTTCGGCGTGATCGGCCCGCTCGACGATGATCGCTTATCGACGACGACCAGCCCTGCTGGTGTCGTGTACTCGATCACGGAGGATCACGCTAGTTGCAAATGCAATTACCGGCTAGGACCCCAACAGGATCGGCGCGATGGCGCGGGCGACGGCCGCCATCATCAGCGGCGGCACCGAGTTGCCAAGCCGCGCCCATTGATCGGCGTATGAGCCGGTGAGCACGTAGTCATCGGGGAACGAGCAGAGCCGCTTGACCTCAGCGATCGAGAGCTTGCGTTGCTCGGTGCCGTCGTCGAGGAGGGCCTGGGTCATGCCGACGCCACGGATGCCCGAGGCGGCGATCGTCGACGCCGGATCGTCGAGGTCGTCGACGTGGCCGCGATGGAAGTTGTGATCGTCGTAGCGCAGCACCGTGCGCGACGGATGATCGGTGATCGTCGGGGCAACGTTGTCGAGCGGGTCGTGGACCTCGGCGCGGCCGGATGCACCCCAGTGGCGAAGGTGCACCGAGATCTCGGAATGCTTCATCCCGAGCGCGCCCTGACCGGTGATCGTTCCCATCGGCCCGTCGAGATCCTCGACCCGTCCCGATGCCGATCGGTTCGTGCCCGGCCGGAACTCGACGCCGCCGCGCACGAGCGCGACGTTGCTGGAGTCAGAGGCGGTGATCGTGATGGCCGGCTCATCGAGATCGAGCTCGGTGCGCTTCATCCCGGTCGTGTGGTTGTGGCGAAGCTGCCAGCGGTTGCGGTGCGAGTCGGCGGCCGGGATCGTCGGCGACGGCTCGTCGAGGCCGATGCCCCGATGCTCGGCATCGAAGCCGAACCCGCCGATGAGCTCCCAGCGCGGATGGGTCACGCCTCGGCCGGCCTGGGTCGTGATCGTCGGCGCGGGATCGTCGATCGACTGCGCCTCACCGTCGAAGCTGTCATCGGTGACGCCCTCGAAGCTGGACAACCAGGGGCAGGCATCGAGCATCGAGTAGCGGTACGGCAGCGGCAGCGGGAAGGCCGGCTCGACGCCGAGGTCGTCACGGATGCCGATGATGATCACCCGCTTGCGCCGTTGCGGCACGCCGAGCCACTGGGCGTCGAGCACCTTGGCGCGGACCCGGTAGCCCTGCCCGGTGAGGCCGGCCATGATCCGCTTGAACTGTCCCTTGGCCGCGCCCGTCACGAGGCCCTTGACGTTCTCGGCCACGAAGGCGCGCGGCCGGATCTCGCCAACGAGGCGGATGTACTGACCGAACAGATCATCGGATCGCTGGTGCGTGCCGTCACCGTGCGAGCGCTCCTCGCCCCATCCCCGAGTGCGCTTGCCGGCCATGCTGAAGTCCTGGCATGGCGGCGAACCATCGAGCACATCGGGCACGGCGCCGATCGCCTCGATGATCTCTGCACCCTTGACCTGACGAATGTCTCGTCGATCGAGAATCGTCCCCGGATGGTTGAGGGCGTAGGAGTCGGCCGCCGGCGGATGGAACTCGTTCGCCCAGGCGACCCGGTAGCCGGCGATCGCCCAACCGGTCGAAGATCCACCAGCACCGGCGAAAGTCGAGGCGACGATGAGCCCGTTGGCCGGCATCGACTCGATCTCGCTGAGCAGCGGAATGGCGAACGGCGGCCGGGCGAGCGGAGGGGCGGCCAGGACGGCCCGGGACGGACGAGCACGAGGGGGCCTGCGTGTTTGCATCATCCGGCCGATATCTCGTCTCCTGGGCCGTTCTGGCCGGGGGCAGGCTGGCCGGACCACTCGTAGCCGCATGACGGGCACACGTAGTCGATCTTGAGCGCGTCGGGATCGGCATCGGGGAAGCCCTCGGGCGGGGTCGGCGGGGCGAGCCGATCGAGCAGCGCGGTCAGGTCGGCATCGGTGAAGCCGGTCCCGAGCAGATCTCCGCCATCGGCCGAGAGATCGGCGAGCAGCGCGGCGAGCTCGCGGTCGTCGTAGCCGGCGAGGTCGTTGCTCCGGTTGTCGACCAACATCAGACGGCGCGCCTGGTCGTCATCGACCTCGACGAACAGGGCGGGAACGGTGGTCTCCCCGAGGCGTCGGGCGACCCGGGTCCGGTGGTTGCCGGCAAGGATGCGATTCGTCGAGGCCTGCACGAGCACTGCCCCGAAAAAGCCGTGGGCCGCCATCGACGCTTCGATGGCGGCCTCATCTCCTCGGCGTGGGTTATCTGGATGCTCGATGAGCTCCTCGAGCGGGAAGGCGGGCTCGTACCGCTGGGCGATCGTGGGCACGCCCCGAGATTACGGGACGGCCGACGATCATGCCGGCAACACGTAGGTGCCGTCGCACAGGGCGAGCAGCCCGGTGTCGTCGAGGTCGACGAGGTAATACACGTCGCCGCTCATGCTGCCGCCACCGACGATGTCGGGCTGATCCGACAACAGGTGCAGCGCTCCATCGTCGCTGCTATCGCTGAGGAACGATTGCTCGTACACCTTGCCCTTCGTGCCGACGAGATCACAGGCGATGTCGAAGTGTGACACGGGCTCGGTGATGGTCGACTTGGCCTTCGCCGTGTAGGTGAGCTTGGCGTAGAACTGGCCCTCAGGTGCCGGATCGTTGAACCGGTTGGCTGAGAAGATCGCTCCCCAGTCGCCCGGTGCGAGTCCGGTGATGCTCAGCGTCTCAACGATCGAGCCGGTGAGCGCGGCACCGCTGAGTGGGTTCGTCCGGGTGCCCTCCTTGGGTGCCGCGGTGGTGGGCGGTGCCGCCGCTACATCGTCGATGCAGGTCTTGCCGATCGAGTGCTTCCCTGGCGGGCAGGCCACCGTGGTCGTCGTCGGCTCGGCCGTGGTCGTCGTCGGCTTGGGCTTGGGCTTGGCCGTCGTCGCCGGGATCTCGGTCGTGTCGGCCGCCTTGGTGGTCGTCGCCGCGTCGGCGACCTTGCCTTCATTCGGGCTGGAGCAGGCGAACAGTGCCAGACCAGCGATGGTGAGTGTGATGATGCGTTTCATGGAATTTGGATTAGCTTTCTGGTTGGTTAGTTGGTTGGTTGGTCGGGGTGGTTGGGCGTGCAGGAGCGTCAGATCATCCCGATCACCGCCCCTGCATCGCGGGCGACGGCGAGCACCCAGGATCGGCCGACCTCGGTGAGATCTCCGGTCCGGCCGGCACGATCGACCCCGCCCGTCACGATCACATCACCCGCGAGCCAGTCGCGGCCGAGGCTCATGCAGCGGTAGTCGTCCCATCTGATCCAGATGTCCATTGCTAGCCGGTTGATCGGCAGGCCGTGGAACTTGCCCTCCTCGTTGACCCACATGGTGACGATGTTGTTCGTCGGGATCGGCTCGATGAACCCGCCGAGAGCAGCGCGGAGATCGTCCGCGCCGCCCTCGAACTCGGTCACCGAGTACTCGCCCGGTCGCCCATCGGCCTCGGCCGTGACGACGGAGATCCGTAGGCCCTTCATTGCGGGTCGATCAGGGCGATGTCGTCGACCGGGATGTTGTGCGCCCGCAAGTACTCGGTGACCGCGAGATAGGTCGCCTCGTCTTCGGTCACGCCGGTGCCCAGGTCGGACTGGGCGTCGACCGTGATGTTGAGATGGATCAGGACTTGACGCTCGCCCATCACTTGACCCCGTGCTTCCCGCCGAGCAGGAATGCCGTGGTCCCGTTGGCCGAGAACGACTTGCCCCGAACCGTGGTGAAGCCCTCGGCATTGAGCGTGGCCGACAGGGGACGCCAGGCGACGCCCTCGGCACGAAGCTCGGTGATCCGCTCGATGGCGGTCTTGGCCTCGGTTGCCTTGGTGACCTTCTTGGCGGGTGCCTTCTTGGCGGGTGCCTGCTTGGCGGCGGGTGCCTTCTTGGCGGACTTGACCGGGTGAAGATGCACGGTCACGCCGGGCTTCGGGAGCACGGTGCCGACGCCGGGCACGAACACGAGATCCGAATCCTTGGCCTTGCGGGGCTTGCGGACCGGGCGGTCCATTGCCTTCTCGGCGAGGGCGATGCGGGCAGCTTCGCTCTTCGGGGCGGCCTTGCGGGCCGGGCGCTTGGTGGTGGTGGTTGCTGTGTTTGTCATGCCTTGAATGATGTCGCTGACCTGGGCGAATAGCAGCGCCCGATCATGCGACTCACGTCGCAGAACAGACGCTCGATTAGGCTCATCGCAGAGTGGTACTTCCGCTTCGATGCCCCGCTCTCTCGGGCGGGGCATCGTCGCGCCTTCAGTAGATCGCCGGATCGGTCACGCCCGAGAGCACGCCCCATCGGGCGAGCGTCGCGGCGATCAGTGCCGAGATGTCGACGCCGGCTCGGCGGTTCCAGACCCACCCGTCACCGACTCGGCGCTTCGATGCACCGAGCACGGCATCGGACAGGCGGGGATCTCCGGGCTGAGCGATCAGATGGGCGATCACGGCGTCGTGGAACTCCCCGCAGGCGCGGGCGAGCTCGGGCATCGGGATCATCGCGATCTGGACTCCGGCCGCTTCGAGCGCGGGAATGCAGGCGCCGGCCGGCGATGCTCGATCGAGGATCAGCGGCGCGGCGTGATCGTTGGCGACCTCGGCCGCGCGGGCGACGAGCCGCTGGAGATCGGCCGTGTGCTCGATGACCTCGAAAGCCGTGCGCGCCCCGCCGAGCGATCCGGCAGCGACGAGCGAACCGCGATCCCGCTCGGGAGTGATGTCCAGACCGAGCACGACCTCGACCGGTGGTGGCGTCGGATCGAAGCAGGCCGCCCAGGCGATGGCGTCGATGCCGGCCAGTGATCCGAGATCGAGCCACTGGTTGAGATGCTCACGGCGGAAGCGGTCCTCCCCGATGTCGAGCAGGTCCGACTCCAGCGCGTCGGGCAGAGGGCCACCGGGTAGACCGAGTGCCGGATTGGCGTCGGCCCATGAACTCGGATCGAGGAGGTCGGCCTCGATGTCGGTCGCCCACTCCAACCAGCAGAGCCGAGATCGGTCGTCGTCGACGGCCTCCCGGCCGACCTCGGTGTAATGCCGGAACAGCACCGAGCCGAACGTGCCGGCATTGGAGAGCACCCACAGTTGTGCCGAGGGCCGGGTGACCATCGTCGGTGTCAGCGCGCCGATGAGATCCATCGAGCGTTGCGCATAGGCCTCGTCGATGACGGCCAGATCGACGGTCAGTGATCGGCCGGCGTCCTCGTTCGGCGTGACGATCAGATACTCGGAGCCGTTGCGCATCTTCAGCGTCTCGCGGCCGTGGGCCTTGGTGTACTCGCGGACCTCGCACGCGAAAGCGGGTATCGCCATCAGCCAGTCGCAATGCTTCTCCCACTGGCGGCGGGCGTAGTTGCGATCCTGGGCGGTGTAGACGACCGTGTGTCGCGACCGGACCAGCTCCATGGCGATGCGGATGATCACGAGCAGCGTCTTGCCGTTCTGGCGGGCGACGGAGATCCCGACTGTGCGATAGCGCAGGGCCTTGGTGCGCGGGTCGATCTCCAGCGCGACATCGGCGGCGAGGCGTTGCCAGAGGAACAACATCACGCCGAGCACCGAGGCGAGCTCGTCGAACACCGGGCCGAGGGTCCGACGCTCGATCCGGCGAGGCGTCGCCCAGCGCGGTGGCCGCTCCGGTGCGGCGATGCTCATGCGATGCCGGCGAGCTCGCGGGCGATGCGCTCCAACGGTGACAGATCATCATCGGGCTCGACGATGGCAAGGGCCGGCGGTGGCAGATGTTCACCGAGCAGCGCCGAGCGCTCGAGCCGGGTGCCGAGATCGACGAAGCGGGCGGCCTGGTGCGGCGTCAGCGGGCCGAGGTCCTGCAGCGCGCGCAGGCCGGCCGTCAGCAGCGCCCGGGCGGCGCGCTGGTGGTTCTCATCCATCTCTCGGATCTGGTCGAGGCGGCGGGCATCCTCGATGCGATAGGCCTCGGCATCCCAGGCCGCCGCTCTGGCCGGCCAACGATGTTGGCGTGCCCATCGCCCGGCCGAGATCTGACTGACGCCTGACATCGCCGTGACGGTGCGAGTCGGGCCGAGATCGCGGTATTGGCGAAACGCTGCATAGGCCTTCGATGTCTCGTCGGGCAGTCGCTCCCAGGGATCGGTGTCGCGCTCGATCATGATCCGCCCTCGGGATGGCGCGCCTTGTTGACGAGCTCGACGAGGCCCTCCAGTGCCTCGGCGGTGATCTCGATGGACTCGGGCCGTGGCACCAGCCAGACGATCAACAGCCAGTCATCGACCTCGACGATCGCGGTCGGGCAGTCCATCACCATCGCCTCGATGGCTTCGGGATCGGCCGGCCGGTCAGATCGGTGCCAGTCCGACGAGCCCGACGAACTGCGGTCATGTATCGCCAGCCACCGGAAACCGAGACGTTGCAACCGAGGCGCATCGGCCGCAAGCGGCAACAGCCCGAGCCGTTGACATGGCGATGCTGCCACAGCGGCGGATCGTGATCGGCCGAGTCGGCCGGCCGGCCGCAACCGCAGGCGCACGACGGATGCGAGGCCAGCAGCGCGGCCCGCTCCCGTTCGTAGGCCGG